ACTAATAAGAAATATATCAGCTGGATTAGCTACTTCTGGCAGTATGGCTGAAGGCTTGGCAACAGGAGCAGCCTCAGCTGCAGCTGAAAGAGCTGCGGAAGAGCAAGCATTTGCAGAAAGAGAATTTCAAATGGAAAAACTTGATGCACAAGCTACAGCTGATTTAGAAAAGGAATACATCAAAAAACAATTAGATATGGGTAAAGATTTCAGAACAAAACAGGCTGAATATGAAACCGATTTATCAAACGCTGCCTTTGAGTATGACACTTCAGATGCAGTTATTGCAGCTATAAATGAAGCGGCTACCTTGGTTAGAACAGGTGATGTAACTGGTTTAAGTCCTTTAATTGGAGAGTACTTTAGAAAGGCTAAAGCTTTTTTCCCAGGAAAAGATCCTGAGCTAACAACAAGAGAAGTAGCAAAAAATCTTATTAACGATATTATTAACGGTAATATTAAAGAGCTTACAGGTGAGTCTGGAAGAACTATATCTAACCTAGATAGACAAGTTGCTGCTAATTTAATAGGAGCTATTAACTGGAGTGCAGATCAATCTACTGTATTACAAAAATTAGACCTAGCCTTAAAAAGAGCCAGCCAAAGAAAAGACAATTCATACAAAAATTATTTAGCCGCAAGAAAACCATTTGAAAATGCTGGTTATAAAATACCAGGCAGGTTTGATATTTTAGCGCAACAAACTCAGCCAGACGGACAAAGAGTTCGTTTGCAGATGAGATAACATATGATATATGAAATTGAGTTACCAGATGGCAGAATTATCGAAGTTGAGGGTGAGCCTGGACAAGAAGAGAAAGCTATTCAAACGGTCAGAGAATATATAGCTAAAGAGGGAACTGCTCAAATAATTGAAGAAGAGGACTTTGATTATAAGACTGGTATACAAAGTTCATTCTTAAGAGGTCAGCTAGATATGGCTGATAATATGGAAGAAAAAGAAGGCGTACTGCAAAGATATGCTGGATCAGATGGTTTTATTAGAGATACTAGAGGCAATCTAGCTATTACCCCTTTAGGACAAAGGAGACTATCCTCAAAGGGTATGTTAGATAAAGATAAAATATCCAATAAAAATATTGTTATAGATGAAGAGGGTTTTTCTTTTGCAGACTTTGCAGACTTTGGCGGAACTCTTGGGCCATTGGCAGGAGCAATTGCAGCCTTATCTCCACATGGCAGATTGCTAAAGACTTTACAGCCATTTTTAAAAAGCGACAGAATTACAAGAAGTGCGGCTGCAGCTATAGGTTCTGGAGGAGGTCAACTAGGCGAAGAAGCTATAGAGACTGTAAGAGGATTACAAAAACAAACAATTGGCGAGGTTGGTGGAGAAGCATTAATTGAAGCTGGAATTGGAGGAATAGGTCAAGGTTTATTTGAGGGCGGAGGCGCAGCCTTACACGCCTTGCTTGGCAGAAAAGGTGCCATAGCAGATATAGATATATCAAGAGCTATAGCCCAGGGCGCAGACCCTGCAGAGGTAGAATTACTTAAAAATAGATTGGGTAGAATGCCAACTTTTGACGATATTCTAAAAGCGCAAGATGATGGAACCATTAGTTCATTTACTGAAGCAGCTGTATCGCAAAGAGCTTTAGGTAGATCCATACCTGGACGTATTCAAGCAGCATCTGAAACTGTATTTGGTAGAACTGAAAGAGATAAAAAATTAATACAATATGGTAACGAAAGACTTAAAAAGTTTTTAGAAAATTTAAACGACGAGACTTTAGATCTTCAAGCTGTTGGCAACGCTTTTAAAACTGGTCAGTTAACCAAAGGACAAGTAGACGATCTTATTAAGGAAATGTCAGACGGCGCTGCAAAAACAAACAAAGATGTTCAAGAGTATGTAAAAAATGCTATACAACAAATAGATGATGGAGCATTTACATTAAGACCAGATAGGATTGGTATTGGCCAAAAGATAAGAGATGATTTAAAAAATATTTACGACGACCAGTTTGGTATTGTTTTAGATGATGCAGGAAACGAGATTGCTGCTGGAACTTTTGTTCAAAGATCAAGAGGCATAGACAGCTTTTTAGTAGCTAAAGATTTAGATGCTGTATATGGAGGAGTAGATATTGACCTATCAGCCTTAGCAAAAGAGCTAGATAATCTAGTAAAAAAACAACCTGGTCTTGGTTTACAGTCTGCAGTTGAACAAGTACCATCCAATCCAATAGTAGCTCTACAAAAGATATTAAAAGATTCGCAAGGAAAAATGTCTATTGAAGCTTTAAACAATTTAAGAAGCTCTATACTTGCTGTAAAAAGAGCATCTGGCGCTGGGGTTAAAGATATAGGGGTTGCCTTAAATAAAGTTGAAAGAGAGATAGCTGATATATTTAAAAAAATGGAAGACGGAAATTCTTTTTTAAAAATTAGAGGTCCAATTAATAAAGAAGACGCTGCCACAAATATATCAAAGGCTGCAAAAATGATTAGAAGTTACAACTCAGATTATCAAAAAGCTATTAAACCTTTTAACGATGTTGTAGTAAGTAAGATAAGAAAAGAAGCAGCCTCAAATGCTTTTGACGTGGATCAGATATATACTCAAGTTATCAGAAAAGATTATCCTACAGCTTTAAACAAAGTTTTAAATGCTTTAGATAATCCAACCAGAGTAGAGGTAAAATCTGAATTACAAAAGAATGTATTAAGAGAAGCACTAGCCAACTCTGTAGATGATCTTGGAAATGTTAATCCAGTATCTTTTGCTAAATTTATAAACGACAAGCTTGGTTCAACCAAAGACGTTTTGTTTGACAACATTCCAGATTTAAAAATTATTCTTTCAGACTTTGGCAAAATTAATACTAGATTAGATGCTAAAAGATTTTCTGAGATTGTTGAAAGATTAGAAATGCCAGAGTTTAGAAATGTTGTTACTAAGCTAGTAGATGCTGAAAACGCAAAACACCTAGTAGAAACAGATAAGTTATTATCAAGAATACAATCAGCAGATCCAGAAGAAATTGTAAGTACGTTATTTAGAAATGGCCAAGCAAGTAACATTGCAAGAATAAAAGAAATAGTAGATGCAGATACATTTCAAAAAATACAACAAGACAGTATGAGAGACTTACTAAATCTTGCTGTTGGTCCTGGTAAAAGAGTGGATGAGGTATTTAATCCAGAAGCATTAGAAAGAGCTTTAAACGCAAAAGGAGATGCTGTACTAGATGAAATGTTTGGTAAAGAGTCTATTAAAGGTTTGCGTAATTTGGTTAGAGACTTAAGAGTAATGACTTCTGCTGAAGGTGGAGGAGCTGGTACTTTGATAGCTGGAGCTGTTGCGGTTAACGCATTTAACGTGGCGATGTTGCCTACATTAGTTCAACTAGGAGTTATGGGTTCTGTAATGAGAAATCCAGCAGTTGTAAGAAGGCTAGCCAAAGCAGATAAAGAAAGTGTAAGTATTGTAATGCAAGCATTTAGAGATGCCCTAAGATTATTCCCAGCCATATCTATAGGTCAGTCTGTTGTAGAAGGATCCGAAGCATTAGGATCTATTGTTGAAGAAGCTATAGATGAAGCTAATCTAGGAGATATAACAGAAGAACTAAGCACACAAATTCAAACACAACAACCTCCAAAATTAACAACACAATTAGATTTACCAGAAATATCTCCTGTACCAGCACAATCATCTGGGATAATGAGTCCTAGCCTTTTAGGAGATTCAGATGCAAACCTTGATATAGCACAAAGAATTTCTAACATAGCCTAGCTCTTCTTATTATAAGTTAAACCCATTTCTTCTCTATCAAATCCTAGCGGATGTTCTGATAGGCAAGTCATTTCATCTTTACTTAAATGCACATACGGCTCTGAGTCTTCTTCGTAGATAGGCTCTGCTATCGTACCGAATCTAACGTCATACTCTTTACCTGCCTTCCAGGTATGTGAGTAAACGCTATCAGTCATAGCAAATACCAGGACAAAAGGATGGCCAGTAGCCAAGGATAAAGCCGCACCCATTCTTAATTTAGAGGTACTTAGTAGTAAAGTGTCATACCTATCTATACCAAAGCTACGACATTTAACTTCTAACCAAAAGCAGGCATCACTACTTTCACACCAGTAATCTAGTCCGTAAGATACTGGTAGCTTGTTGCACCTAACATCCCATAATCCTTCTATAAAACCAGCTACACGCTCCTCGCGTTTCTGGTCGCTTATTGTTTCCATCTTTGGTTTTGGATTCATATTCCACTCCTTTAATCATCAAAGAACTCAGGATCAATAGCAACAATACGTTTTGTTGGCCTGCCTGTAGTTTTAGTTTTAACATCTTTCTCTTGGATTTCTCCAGAGTTCTTCAATCTTTCTATAATTTCTTTTACCTCGTATGACTTCATACTTCTAAATATCTCACGCCTATCTATATCACGCTTACTGATACCTATATCTCCTTGGGATCTAATAAAGCTCAACACTTGTTTTATCTTGCTCTCTGTCTCTGAGCCTGCAACTTTATCCTCACAGTTATCTACAAGTAATTGATCATAGTAATACACATAATCAATTGCCCACTTAGTTATATCGCTTCTAATAATATTGGTATTATGATTGTCAGCCAAAGCACATATCAAAGCTAATCGCATAGCCTTTTCTCTAGTCCTAGACAGCAATACCTCTAGTCCGTCTTTTTCTAAGGCGTCTTGTTCTTCTATTAATTTGTATGCAAGTTTGGTTAATAAGTCTTTACTCTCACTATCAAAAGTAAGCACACGTTGTTTAAAGTCTAACTCTGAATTGTTCTTAGCCAGCTCCTCCATTTCATTTCTAGTCTCTCGCATCTTTCTTACCCATTCACATATAGCGTGAGAAGGTTCTCTAAATGGCACCATCTTGCCTACAACTCTAGGAAGCTTAGACTCAACAACAATAAACCTATTTAAAAAACCATCTACAATTCTACCTGTAGATAAAGCACCGTAAAAATTCTTTGGAACACTCATACCCATAAGTGTTATGGCTGGTTTAATTGTTGATCTATCCATAGCTTCTTGTTGTTGCTTGCTAGACATATTCATAAGCGAATAGTTATCTGGTCTGATAGTACCGTGACAACGGCCCCAGGCCTCCATGAGAGCCTGCAGGGCGTCTTCTTTATTAGAGTTCGATGACTTAGCTATACTTTCTAATCTTTTACCAAACTCGTCCATTACAGTAATGTGAGTTGGTTTATGGCGAAGCAAACTATAGACAGCTCCACTTGATGTATAACCATCTCCAGCCATTAAATCTACATGTCCAGAGTTATCTAGTACAGATTCAATAACTGTCTTGGTATTCTCTTTGCCTTGGCCAGACTTAGCAATACACATGAAATACAAAGACGAAAAGTTATTCATATCTGATTTATACATACGACCAGCAGCAACAGATCCAACACCTAACGCTGACTGTAAACTTAAAGCTGGTTGAGATATCTGAGCTATCTGTTCTGAATATTCATAGATGTCTTTAATAATTCCTGGAGGGTTATAGAGTTCTGTTGGCTCTTTGATAACCCTGTTCTTGGATATATAACTAGGAGCAGCTTGGTTCTTACGCTCATGGGTTTTCATAATAGAGTTAACAGTCGTTGCTATCTCTGAATCTTCCAAAGGTGGTTTATTGCTTCTATTCCAAGATTGCAAAAAGAACTGAGTGAAGTCTGTATTCAATCCTTTGGCAATCAGATAACCTGCCAGTCTAGCTGCAGTATCATTACGGCTTCCTTCAGCAGCGGCTTCAAGGGAGAGAGGTGTCGCTATAGGTTTGCCGTTAATCTTGTCTGCGCCAGTTACCTTTACCCAGTCTTCACGAGAGAAGTCTGGCAAGTCACCTGTATCATGCAATTCCCAATCTGGTATTACTTGAGGCTCATAGATGGCGCCAGTAGCATGAATATTATAGGGGGCAATAATCAAGCCACCGACGCCTCTTATATCAATTAGTTTTGCTGGGTCATAACCAGCAACTCTACGAGCGACATAAGTTGTAAAATTTTCTGGGTTGTTGTAGTAGTAGTGCATACCTTTACCAGTAGCTACCTTTAGTGGTGTAACAGGTAAATTATTTGCAGCCCACGTGACTGCCTCTGGAGTATCTGCATCTATAACTAAAAACTTTCCAGTCACTAAAGCTACGACTAAATCATCGCGGCCTTGAAACCATTTAGTTATCTCTAAAGTCGTTGGTTGTTCGCTTTTAAATCTTTCCCAGCTTCCGAGTTCTCTGGGAGGAACTTTGTTATGGCGTAATAAAGGTACTACACTAAAACCAGATTCCGCATAAGCAAGCGCTAGATCCAACGCAGAGTCTTCTGCTGTTGCCTTGACGTTGAACACTTAAACTATTCTTCAAATGTAGTTTCTAAAGAGCCGTAGATAGATTCAAAATCTAACTTACCATTAGCAGCTTTAATTATTTTTTTTGCTTGTTTAATTGAAGGTTGTCTTCGATCATACCTCCAGGATTTGACGGTTGCTTCAGAGCATTCAAATAATTTTGCTGCTCCAGAATTTCCTATAAATTCTATATATCTTTTTAAACTAATTCTTTCCACTTCTCTCTCCTTGTATTCTGGCTCCAGCCTGTTAGCATATAAAGGTTCAAGTCCTTTATCAGCTATTTGCCTAAGCCTGTATAAATAATTCACTTTCCATTGATTTTTATTGACTTCGCTCATAGTTGCTTTTTGTATAAATTTATTTTGAACTAAAAGTATACAGTCAATATTTTTATCTGTATACTATTATTTTATCTTTAGGAGAAATGATATGAGCGATATTATAAGTCGTATAAAAAGCCCGAGCGATTTGGTCGAAATGCAAGGTGCTAAACTATTGGTTTACGGAATCTCTGGAGCTGGTAAAACAACTCTTTGTCAGACCGTTCCAGGAAAGACCCTTGTTGTAAGTATGGAAGCTGGACTTCTATCTATTAAAGATGCTACGAATGTGACTGCTATTGAAGTCAAAGAAGCAGCTGAAATAGAAGAAATTGCACAGCTATTAGAAAGCGGCAAGTTAGACTACGATACCGTTTGTTTAGACAGCGTGACAGAAATGTCAGAGATTGTTCTGGGCAACGAGTTGAAGAAAAGCAAAGATCCTAGAAAAGCGTATGGCGAGGTCATTCAGATAATGACTAAGACGATGCGTAGATTTAGAGATCTTCCCATACATGTTGTATTTATTGCTAAACAGCAAGAGGTACGAGATGAAGCTACTGGTATGTTGCACTACCAACCTATGATGGTTGGCGCTAAACTACCTACGCAAATTCCTTACTTCTTTGATGAAGTGTTATGTTTGAGAACATTTGATACCGAAGATGAGAAGGGAAACAAGACAACCGAACGTTGGTTGCAAACAACTCTTGGCGCTAATTATATCGCTAAAGACAGGAGTGGTAAGTTAGAGGCCCTTGAGGAACCTAACCTATCACATATTATTAACAAGTTAGGATTTAAAGGAGAAGCATAATGTCTGACTTTGATGGAATTGATTTTACAAACGTAGAGTCTAGGGAAGAGGAGTCATCCTCTTATATACCGAAAGGTGATTATAATTGTATTATCAGCGAATGTACTAAACATGTATCTGCTGCTGGTAATGAAAGTATCAAGCTAGAGGTTAAGGTACATAACGAGCCAAAGTTTAACGGCTGGATCGTTAGAAAATACTTTAGTCTTTGGTACAAGAATGAAGATACAGAGAAGCAAGAACTAATTAGAGGCTACGCAGCTTCTGATTTTAAACGTTTGCTTACTGCTGTTGGTCTTGATACACCACCTACTAACGCAGAAGATCTACAGGGTAAAACTTTGCTTTGTACTTTTTCTGAAAAAGAAAGTGACAATCCTAGCTATCCAGATACTACAAATGAGATAGTTGCGTTTAGAACTCCGAAGGGAGATGGTTTTACTCCGCCTACTAGAGCGGAAGTACCACCTAGCATGGCTGCAGCGGAGACTGGCAAGCCAGCTAAACCTTCTTTATAAAATAACAGGCTCCGCTAGGGGTCTATAGGGTAACGTATAACTCCGTAAATACTTCCAAAAACCCAACCTAGCACTATATTATGAAACCACAATCAGCAAAACAAAAAGGTCGCAAACTCCAACAATGGGTGAGAGACAAACTTATAGAACTTTTAGACATACATCCAGAGAATGTTAAATCAACATCAATGGGTGCTGGTGGAGAGGATGTGACTATGAGTAAAGAGGCAAGAGATGCCTTTCCTTATTCTATTGAGTGTAAATGCCAGGAGTCTTTAAACATCTGGAAGGCTTATGATCAAGCATCCGCTAACTGCGGAAAGCATCAACCATTAGTAATTATTAAAAGGAATAGATCTAAGACCTTAGCTGTTGTAGAGGCTGAGTATTTCATCAACCTCCACAAAAAAGATTAGAGGTGTTGGCTTATACTTGAGCTGGCCATTTCCTCAATCTCAACATCTTCCAAAGAAACCATAGACGGCTCTTCTACTTTTTGAATTAATCTATTGAGATACCATTGAGCTTTGAGCAAGCCTTCTAGCTGGTCTTTCTTTTCATAACGCCATACATATTTGATTACGTTGCCCTTGCAGTAACCAGCAAAAGCTTCAGGTGTCATACTGGCCTCCATAGCGTCAATACATTCTATTTCGCCATCCTTATAGTGATTAGGATTTATTGGATCGTTCATCTTTGTCCTCCATCATATTATTGTGCATGTTTAACCAATCTATATCATCTACAGGCTTGTTGCCTGCAAGACGATTTAAAAATTCTGCAAACTCTCTCCAGTTCCTTTCAAGAAAGTTATCCAGACTTCTAAGTAATTTCATCATTTAATCCTCCAGATCTAAAGTTACAATACTATCTGAATTATAAATAGTAGTTATACCATCATATAAGTATTTATTATAAGCATCTAGAAATACTTGCATCTTGTCCCAAGCCTTATCCATTTGCTCATCTGTAATAACAAAGATCTTGCTGGCATAAGGCGGAACCTTCTCTTGGGCAACAAAGGCAAACTCTTTAACGCTGTATCCAGCTTTCTCCATACCTCTACGATACCAGGCGGCCTGCATGTCGTACCCCCAATGTTTAACTGAGTCAGCAAACTCTTTCGGATTACAAGACTTGGTTGTTTTATAGTCAACAACATATATCTCACCAGGTTTATGTAAGTCCTTAAAAGGAGGACATATCAGATCTGGCCTACACTTACAAAGAACTTTATCCTCATACCAGAAGAAACTAGCCTCTGGTAACTTGCCGTCTGCTTGTAGATACATGTTAGCCTCATCAATAATATTGGCCTTCATACCTTTAATATGAGTGTCTTCTATCTCTTTGATTACACAGTCGTATCGCTCTAGCATGTCTGCTTTGTTTTCTTTATAGGCTTTGGTATAGGGAGATCCCATTAATACAGCTACCTCTTGGTTATAAACTCCCTCGCCTTCTACCAACATATAGTGAGCAGCAGTACCAAAGTTCATAGCATCTGTAGTCTTTTGCACTTCATTAACAGCATGTAGCTGGGAATGACCAAACTTACGCAGGGTGCTACTGCTTATTCCTA